CGTTGGAACGTATTGCCGTTAGCCAGTTCGACTATTCTGAGTTGACTACTTGGGAACGCAACGTGGCGCAGAGGGTCATTCCGTTCTATACTTGGACTCGGAAGAACCTGCCGTATCAGATGCAAAAGTTTGCGACTCAGCCTGCGTCGTACAACAGGCTGTTGGCTGCGAAGAGAAACCTTGAACTTGGCAGCGAGGAGGAGGGTGTGGTTCCTGACTGGTTTGTGCAACCGTTTGGGATCAGGCTCCCGTGGAAGTATTCTGGTGGCACCGTTTACACGGTGCCTGACTTGCCGGTCCAAGACTTGTTCCGTTTCGACCCCACGGGACCTGAGGGTCTGAAGGGGGTGTGGGACCAATTTATGTGGCAGGTGTCACCTGTCGCCAAGGTTCCCATTGAGACAGTGTTCAAGTCGAAGGCGAGCGGTATCCCGTTCCGTGGTAACTACATTCCTACACCTAGGGTTTTTGAGGACATTCCGTTCTTGATGGATGCTGCTGCTGCAGCGGGGTATGCCCGCAAGGACGAGGGCGAGTGGCAGATGAGGGATCACCACGTTTATTTCCTTACGAACATGATTCCCATGTTGGGTCGTGTGCGACGTATCTTGCCGAACGAGGAGCGTTACCAGCAGCGTCTGTGGGAGTCAGTGTTGTCTACGTTCTTGGGGATCAATGCGAGGGTTCAGACGCCTGAGGCTGAGGAGGGATGGTTAAGGCATTTGCAATTTGAGGAGAACAAGCGTCGCGCCGATGCGGGCATCAAGGCACCGTCACGGTCATCCCTTGAGTCTTACGATCCGCGTCCCGACTATGCGCCGGGTCAGCGGTACGGCTAAATTATCCTAGGATAACGGTCGGGACAAGACAGGTATAACTATATGGACTACATTTCCAGAGAACAGTGGGGTGCAACAGCCCCGAAGAAGCCATTCACACAGTTGCGCCCATGGCGCGTCAAAGGTGTCGTGGTGCATCACGGGGGTGTGCGCAACCCACCTGCGGGAGTGGCTGCCGTCCACGCCTATGAACGTCACCATATCCAAACTAGGGGTTGGAATGCAATCGCCTACAACTGGTTGGTGGACGAGTCGGGCACCATCTACGAGGGGCGTGGCTGGGATCATGTGGGTGGTGCCACGAAGAACTGGAACAGCCGTTCAGTGTCCGTGTGTTACACGGGTTACGGCGAGTTTGAACCGTCCAATCAGACTAAAGATTCGATCAAGAAAGTTATTTCTGAGGCGCAGATGCGTTTCGGAGACGGCTTGTGGTTGAAGACTCACAGACAGTTTAAGAAGACATCGTGTCCCGGGGACTGGCTTGGCAACTGGGTGGAAGGCGGGATGGACGGGCCGCACAGGCCGTCCATCGTTGATTGGCACGCTGTTGCCCGTTACCTCAAAGACCTCAAAGCGCAGGTGGCTCGACAACCGTTGTCTTACCGTCGGCGGTGCCGGGGTGAACCCGTAAGGCTGGTACAGAAAGCGTTACTGAGCCGGGGTTTTGACCCCGGCCCCGCTGATGGTATTTTCGGACGCAAGACGGGGAAGGCAGTTAAGGCTTTCCAGAGGGCACAGGGTGTGTTTAAGGTTGATGGTGTGGTGGGTGAAGTAACATTCACTGCTTTATTTATTCAGTAAGGAGATAGTTATGCCGAAGGGCAAAGGTTATGGCAAGTCAGCGATGCGGGGCGACGCGAAGAAAGACGCCAAGTATTTGCGTAACACCAAGTTGGGGAACGCCAATCATGGCGGTCGCCCCTTCGGAAAGTAGGGTATGATGCGTGACGGAAAGACACCTCGGTTGGTGAAAGCCGCTCGGGTTCTGGTCACTGCTATACAGCGTGGTGGCGGAATCGGCCATGTCGGTGCGCCATCGAAGAGTGGCGCACGGCGTGCGTTGCGTGGCTGATGGCTGGCAAGAAGAGGCGTCCTAAGCCTCGGTACTGAAATGCCTTTGAAGCGTGGCAGCGGGTCTGCTACGATTTCCAAGAATATTCGTGAACTGGTTGCGAAGGGTTACCCTCGGGATCAGGCGTCTGCTATTGCATACGAGTATGCACGGGAGACGCGCCGAAAGGGAAGGAAGAAATAGATGAACTATCGTGATGTGGCAGAGCGTGCGTTGTGGACAGCCGCGCAAGCATTTTTGGCCGTGGCCTTGGTCACTGATACGTCGTCGCTTAAGGCAGCCGTTGTGGCTGCTGCTGGCGCGGGCCTCAGTGTCGTGAAGACAGCGGTTACTCAACGTGTAGGAAAGTAATCTCATGGACCGCTTGGAAGAGAAATGGGAATCGTTCCTGAAGGAGCAGGGGAACGAGATTTCTGCCGAAATCTACGAACATTTGCAGGAGACAGCGCATCTGTTCGACACAGGGGACGGCACCCATGCCAAGTGGGCCGACGAGGCCACTCTCGGATTTCTTCTCGTCTTTGAATCAGACGAAGCAGAGGCTATTCTGGCAGCGTTCCATGCAGGTGTGGACGGTGTCCAAGGGGCACAGTGGGCATTTGCCCAGTGGGTGGCTTCTCTAATGTCGATGTTGTCGGAGGCAGTGACAGCGCAGGACGACTAGAAGTCGCGCGACAAGTGCCGTCGCACATCGGGGCTGTCCATCAACAACAGCATCAGTTGACGTTTGATGCGGTCCCGTCGTCTCGCCAATGACGTTTTGGGGATGCCCAACACTCGGCCTGTGACTCGCAGCGACAGTCCTTCAATAAGAAGACAGTTTATAATCCACTGGTCTTCTTCGCTGAGTGCCTCTATGGCATCTGCGAGGGCTTCCTTCAACCTGTGGGTTGACTCCAGCGATGCTGGAGGTGCGGCAGCAACACTGCCGGGGACCTCCTGCATGAGAAGTTCTAGGTCTGTTGATGCACGGGGTTGCCAGACGGTTCCTCTTTGGGCTGCTGCTCGGAGTAGTTCGTCTTCGTCTTTAACCCATTCCTGTTTCTTCGCCATCCTGCTTCCAAGTAAACATATTTGTCTTTAATTGCCAGTACGGCTTCTCGCCGCCGGGGTCCTTGAAGGTCCCCATGGTTACTTGGTCGCTTTTAACAAGTTTCAACAAGTCGGTGTATTCGATAGTTGTATGCATGTTTCGGGTTGAGTCCCAGAAGAAGAAGTTGAGGGGCAGTAGCGGTGCCCACCCAGTTTCCAGTGTAACAAACTTTTCACATTTGATTTTGATTCCCTTGCGTGGGGAACAGCCCTGTACTTCCACAAAGCATGGTCGCCCATCGGTGTCGTGGATGTAGTCGGGAGTGTACCGTAGCATAAGGGGTAGTTTACCGACGGCGAATGGGGGTCGGCAAAGTCCATAGCGCACCCATTTGTTATGGTTGCGTTCAAACGCTGCTTCGCTGTCGTCGCCCATCTTGTCGAAGCGGGTGTTCCATGACTTGGCTGCGAAGTCACGGTAGTGGGGACCTGAGTCGGTCTTTGGCATTTATCCTGCTCCTTCGGAGGCTAAGATCGTGTCTTTTACGCTGCTATGTGCAGCAATTTGAAGAGCAGTTGGTGCTACCCTGTAGAGTTCGTTGCTATCTTTGAATGGGCTGCGGTGCAATGTTCCGGCACACATGGACCCGATGTAATGCCGTTTCAGTTTAATCTCCCCGACGAGCCGTGTCAAGGTATCATCTTCGGAAGAGTTGGTTACCGTCAGTGTCAGCCTGCCATCGTCTGTGGTGTACAATCCTACAGTCCAATCGTCAAGGTGAACACGGTACGGTATCATGTCTACTCTCCTGTCTGGTGCGATGACCAATTTTCTTTCGCAAGGTCAGTTTTTACTGCTGTGATGCGAACTACCTGCCCGTCGTCTTCCCATGCGGCGCCGTTGAGTGCGTCAAGGGTGAGTTTAACATAGTTATCTAGGTCGCCTTTCAATGTGCCTGCACTGTGGGGGGCTTCCACAATATGGATGATGGTTTCTTTCGGGGTGTACACCAAATGGATTTCAACAGGTCCCTCAAACTTTTCTTGGATGGTTGTTTCCCATGCGCCCCGAATGACTCGTTCTTCGTCCAAGGTTGCCTTGGGCGTGAACACTGCACCCTTTTTGGTGTGCCGTGGTCGCGCCTTGGCCTTTGGGCGCCGGGGAATGGTGAGTGTGTGGGTATGCACCTATGTTTCCTGTCTTGTCGTGGGTTAGTAGTCGTTGTCCCATGCGCGTTCAACGCAGAGTTCTACCATTGTCCAAAGCCGTTGCTGTCCGTCTGGCCGTTTGTTGTACTTGCCTCCCCAGTCTTTGTCTGCTTGAGAAACTTCTGCCATGATGTCTGCTTGACGGAAGCCTTGTCTGTGCATGGCGCAGCCTAGGGCGAACAGTGTCGCGGAGCGGTCACCGTGTGGCTTCTCGGAAGTCTTTCTGGGTCCGTTGCGTCGGATTGTTGCAGCGATCCCCGACAGCACGGAGGGGGAGGCTGACTGGAATATGGATGCCGTAGTCGGGTTGAAGGTGCTGGTTGGACGGTACAGGGTGTGAACCTTGGCCCATTTGGTTGGCGATATGCGACTGTTGTGGGCTAGTTCTGTGAATTCAACGAGCGGTAACTCTTCGTCGTCTTTG